CTTAGGTTTTTACGGTTACCACGGTCTTTTAAAAGAAGAAGATAGGAACAAAGCTGTTGAGTCATTTAATAGAGCACTTGAAGGTTCATCTAAAAACAAATCTTCAATCGTACCTATGGATTTAAAAAGCGATTATGTTCCTATTTCTTTAGATCCTAAACTTGTTGATAAAGATACACTTAACTTCATTCAATCTAAGATTCTTGACTACTTTGGAGTAAGCATTCCTGTATTTTCAAACTCTTATAATGAGAATGAATTTAATGCATTTTATGAAACGACAATTGAGCCTCTTGCTATTCAACTTAGTGAGGCTTTTTCTTTAGGGCTTTTAACAGATAATGAGCTTAAAAACGGAACAGAAATAATCTTTTATAGTGAAAGGCTTCAATACGCAAGCTGGACTACAAAAGTATCAGCAATTGAGAAGCTCATGTCACTTGGACTTATGTCAATAAATGAATGTAGAGGATTACTTGGACTTGAGCCGATAGAAGGAGGTAACAAGAGACTTCAATCCCTTAATTTTGTCGATAGCGATAAAGCAAATAAATATCAAATTGGCGAAGAAGAAAAGGAGGAGAACTTAGATGATAAAGGAAACAAGAACAGCAACATTAAACCTAACAAATAATGAAGAAAACAAAATGGTACTTGAAGGTTATGCCATTGTCTTTAATGAGGAAACTTTAATAGGTGATGCTAAGCGAGGCTTTAGAGAAATGATTATGCCAAGCGCTTTAACTAACACCTCAATGAAAGATGTCCCTCTTAAATATAATCACATGGATAACTTTCTAGTGATTGCTAGAACTAAAAACGGCTCACTTAAGCTAGAAGTTGATGATAAAGGCTTAAAGATAAGAGCCGAATTACTTGATACGCAAACAAATAAAGACATCTACAAAATGGTTCAAAATGGACTCTTAGATAAGATGTCTTTTGCTTTTACTGTCAATGCCCAGGAATGGGATAGAAGTGGTGATATTCCACTAAGAAAGATTACATCGATTGAGCGTTTATATGACGTTTCTATTGTTGATCTTCCAGCTTATGAAGGAACTTCGATTTATTCTCGCTCACTTGATTTCGTGGAGTCGGAATTAAGGGCTATGGATTTAGCTAAAGAGAATGAAAAGAAAGAACTTATAAGGCGAAGAATAAATTTAAAACTAAAAATTGGAGGTAAATAAAAATATGAACTTAGTTTTAAGAAAAAAAGAAATTGAAGATAGACTTACTGAAATTAGAGGTATGGTCGAAAAAGAAGAAGATATGAAAAAACTTGAAGAGATGGAAAAAGAAACTGACAAACTTCAAGAGGAAAGAAGCATGCTTGAAAAGAAAATGTCACTTACTAAGATGACAGAAATTCCTATGATTTCTACTAAAAACAATGCAGAACAAAGGGATTTGCTAGAAAAACGTGGTAAAGACTTAATGGAAAATAGAACTATTAAAGTTTCTAGTGATGAAGTTTTACTACCTGAACACGTCGATTCAACTTTAGCTCCTTATCCATTTAAGCCAGTCAGCGAACTTGTTGATAGGGTTCATACCATTAATCTTCAAGGCGGTGAAACTTATACTAAATCCTATGTTAAATCATATGGTGAAGCAGGAACTACTGAAGAGGGTGCAAGCTATACTGAAACTGAACCTCACTATGGATATGTCACTATTCCAAAGGTTAAAGTTACTGCCTACACTGAGATCACAGAAGAATTAGAAAAGCTTCCTGCGATTAACTATCAAGCCGAGGTTATTAAAAATATTAAC